AAGACCGCGTTGGTTGGGATATTCACTGCCACGGGCTGGGAGTTGAAGGACACCGTGACTGTCGTGGAGTTCGAGGAGGTGACCGCCACTGGGCCGACCAGAGGCAGACCATCCACGTACTGACCACCCTGGATCGAGCCGCCTGCGATGCGTGCGTAGGGGATGACCGCCGAGGTGGAGGCGGCCGTGACTGCCACGGCTGGACCCAGAACAGTGGCTGAGGCCACTGGTGCGTACAGGTTGGCGGTGGTTGATGCTGGGTACAGCAGGTTAGACGATGGATTAACAATGTTTGAGAATGCAACTATCAAGTTGGAAGTGAAGATGTTGGAAGCCGAGATGATGTTCGAGTAGATGCTCTGGACCACCGAGCTGGTGTTGGAATCCACAAGACTGGGCGCCACATTGCTCACAAGCATGCCTGGGTAGATGGGCCCACCGTTGTACAGACCCAGGTGGGTATTGTGCATCTGCACGTTGGTCACGTTGGAAGACAGACCGGTGTAGGTCACGGTAGTAGAAACGTTGATGGAAGCCGTGGGCTGAGCCGACAGGACTGGGTTGGTGGTGGGGCCGAAGCTCACCGTGGATGCCAGCTGGCTGGACCAGTAGATGCGCATCTCCACATCGGCGTACTGCAGGCTCACCAGTGGCAGGGCCAGGAAGTAGTCCTTGCAGAAGAAGAATTTAAGTGGGAAAAAGGTTGTCACCTTGTTGGATGGACCAGCGCTGGACGTGTTCAGGTAACGCTGAGAGAAAGTCTGAGCACCGACCACTGGCTCCACGTCAGTCATCCAGTTGAAGTCCTGGGTATCGACCACCTGACCGCCGATGAGCAGGTCAATCTTGTCGATCACCTTGGACCAGTCAATCTGGGCCACCGCGGCGTTGTTGTTGTCGCGAGCAGACAGATAAACGTAGGACAGCAGGTCGCCCTTCCGCTCGAAACGGACGGTCGAGATGCCTCCAGCTTGGGGGTTGCCCTGGATCACCTGACGCTCCACAGAGTGAGCGTATTGGGTATAGCGCTTGTAGTTTGACCGGAAGAAAGAAATCTCAGGCTTGCCGGTCAGCCAAGCGTCCTGAGCACCCGTAGCCACGAGCTGAACAATGCCTCCGCTCATTTTACAATTGGTCTAGATTATTTTTCGACTCATTGAACGGACAGGGGCTCTTGGACGAAAGAATTCTTTTCAAGTTGCTTGATGGCGATATCCATGCTTGCGCTGGTCGCCCATGGGTTGGCCCCCGTCGCCGCCTTTTTCTCATTAAATTTGTCAAATTCAGGCTTGATATAGTTCTGGAATCTGCTTCCGTTGAAGGGGCGCTCTGGAATTGGCACCGACTCGGCCTTCAGGTTGGTCATGGCGCCAACCACATTGACGGGGTCCTCGCGCACATTCATTCGGCCTGCGTTTCCGGGTCTGTCGGGGTTGGAGCGGTTTCCGGACATGTGAGGAGCCGCCTTGTTGGTCAGGGAGCCGTCATAGGGCTGCTTCACGTTGTAGTGAGCGATGCCGAACTCGAGCGTGTCGCCACGCGCGCCAGTCTCTTGGCGGATGGTCGTGCGGCGGGTCTTGATCTGATCGGGACGGCCCTCGAAGCCGCGAATAGCGCCACCCTGGCCCTGAGCGCTGGTCTGGGCTGGGGGGCGGTGCCACGCCTTGGTCGCCTTGGCCTTGTGCGTCATCTCACCGATTCCACCCGCGCCGCCATTCTTGACCACGGGGTTCGCTGGGCCCACACGGCCCTCAAGCGACGTAAGGCGCTCCTCGTTGATGTTGTTAGGCAGAACACGGAAAAACTGCTGGAAACCGCCAGTCGCTGGCACGTCGGGACCAACGCCCAGACCTGGCCCAACGCGAATACGCTCAACTGGCGGCAGGTTATTCATCTTATTCGTCACGTTCTGGCGTCCGTACAGGTCATACACAGGCTGACCGAAAGGCGAACGGGTCGCCTCCTTGTCGAACGCCTGAAGCGAAGGCACCTCATTCTTGGGCTGGAGGCGGAAGTCGCCGATCCGACGACCTATTTCAGGGGTCATAATTTTCACATCATAATAGTCCTTCAGATGCTGACGGGAGTTGGCCACCATGTCAGTGTCAAGGCGGGTAATTGGGGGGAGGGGCTTGCGAGATTCCGTGGTTGCCGGCGAGTCATCACTGAGTTTCTTTCCGGCAAACACCAAACCTACCACTGCTGCGAGAGCGAGCGGGTCCATTAATTTAAACTAGGAATTTATTTCGCAACATAACGCTGAACAAAGCGATTGTTCTGATCCTCTGCGTAGGTGCTCATTGGATCCTGCATACGCACGGGGAACTGAGGGAGACTGATGTACTGGTTAGGGAAGTCATATGGGTGAGCAGCCCAGTCCTTCTTGTCAGTCAGAGTATCAATTGGCATGAGCGCGTTCCACGTGTCAGCCAGTTCAACCATGGTGCTCTGAGTCACCTTCTGCACACCGCCCGCCTGGAGCTGAACACCGGAAGTCGTATAATACTCCTGTGGCATCTTTATAGTTACGGGGAAGATTATTTACCGCCCATTACCGGCCCGCATCTGAGTGCGCTCGGGGAAGTGGAAGCGCCACTCGTCCGTGTCGCATGCGGCGTTGGCGCCATCCTTGCACATCGGAGCAAACTTCTTGCCGTACGAAGCCTCCGCGAAGGCCGTCTGGTCATTTGGGATCGTCGTGCTGGGCATGGTGTAAAAGTTGCGCTCGGCGTCGCGCTTGCGCTCGAATGGGTGAATCTTGGCCCACTCGTTTCCAACCTCCTGCTTCACGCTAGGGTACCAAGCTGCAGCTGGGCGATCTGGCTGATCCACGTAATCAGTCATCAGCACGTTGCCCATGGGGTTGTCCAGAGTTGGCATAGTCACCTCCGTCCTGAAGATGCTGCTCTGGACCCCGTCAGCGTAAGCTGGACGCAGACCAGATCCCCCTGAGACCATATTCGTCACCGTCAGATAATACAGAATTGCCAGGACCAAGCCACCGAGTGCAAAAACGCGGCCGTCTCTGTTAAAGAGCCAGATCAAGATGCTGGCGTAAATGATGAAACGGGTCGTGGCAGCCACACGGTCCTTGGGGCTCTGCTTACCCGTCGGCCAAAACTCTAGGAGCTTGTCAGAGCGAAATATCTCCTTTGGATCCATATTATTACTGACCGAGGTTTTTTCCAGCCATCAGACCCGCCATCATCTTCTGCATGCTGGACATCAGCTTCTCCTCAGTCATCTCGCCACCGTCTGCAGCCTCCTTGGCGAACTTGTCGGCCGTCTGCTCAACCATAGCCAGCATCTCAGGGGGGATCATGGACATCGACATACCGAGCATGTACATGTTATTCACGTAGTTCCACACGGCATCAACCGTCTTGTCGCTCACTGAGGTGGTATTCATCACGTCGAACACGCCGTTATCAACCATGAAGCGATTCTTGGGGTCGAAGAAACCCTTTTTCTTGCGCTGCGTCAGATAACCACTGCGCGGCTGGGCATACTTCATAAACCGGTCGAGAGTCGCACGAGTGATAGGCGCCGCCCGAGCCTCCTTGGCCTTGGCATTGTCTGGATAAACTGACAGAAGGTCATCCAGAAACTGCTGGTAGATGTTTTCAAAAGCCTTGACAGAAGACATTATAATTTTTATGTTTGTAATCTTTATGGGAAATAAGACGCAGACATCACCTAGGCGAACTAGTCCTGGATATGCAAATTATTTTCATGTTGAGCGTGATCAAATTTTAAACAAAATTAGGGAGCTAGAAGAGAATCTGCGAAGAATAGAGCGGACAATTAGCAGGGCCCCGGTTGGTGCTAGTTTTTTGACTCTAGCTGGACTCAGACATGCTGTTAAGGAGATCACTGACGACCTAAGTTCGCTTATGAGACGTGCCGAGCGCCTCGATGCTCGTTACGGCATTCAGTAAGGCTCCTTTGATACCGCGTCACCCTGCCCGCTCCCCTGTGACACGATGAAGAATACCAACAGAGCCACCAGAAAGGCTGGCTTGACATAGTCCGAGTTTTTGAGCTTTTCCTGGCCATTCATCTTGGCCCTGGCATAGACATATCCTGCTGTGATGGCCGCGGCTATTGCTGCTGCGCTCCAAGGCTCACGGAAGTACTTGTCCATTACTTTACTGCTCTATTTTTTGAACGTTACTCTCTCGCATCGTCGAACAGGCTCTCCCCCTTTTCGTCGAGCTTCTGGACAGTTGGCGGCTTGAGCGAGGGAGTGATTGCGAACGTCTGAGACCCGCCTGGGCTCTCCGCCACTGGCTGTGACGTGTTGGTTGCAGCGTTAGCAATCTCATTCAGGTGGTTGGCCTCCGCACCCTCCGTATTCTCGATGGACTCCTGGGCCGGCTCCTCCTGTGGGGCCGACTCCATAGCGTCCTCTGGAGCAGCCTCCTCCTCTCCGTCCTCCTGCTCATTCTCATCGAAATTGGCATCCTGCTTCAAGTCTCCCACAATAGCGTCCCATGGAATCAGGTCGTCAATCACTCCCTGAATTTTGCATGCAAATCTCTCGTGCAATTCCTTCTTGCGGGTTTCGTCATTGACCGCTGGGTCAGTGATGACCGTCGGTCTGTAGTACAGGTCCTCGCCGCACGCCTCGTAGCACCTCTGAACGAAGACGTCGTGGGCTGGGAGCTTGAGTGCAATCTTTTTGGGCTTTTTGTCCATGCGAATTCCATTCATGAGGATCTTGACGTGGCAGATGAAGACGGCCGCCATAAGGTTCTGGAACAGGGGCTGAGTGGTCTTTATCTTGTCGGCGTGCTTCAGACTGATGGAGCTGTTCCAGGTCTTGATGGCGCGCAGAAGCTCCTGGAAGACGAGCGTCTGATTCTTTCCCTTGGACTCTTTCTTGGCCTCGAGCCAAATCTCCCAGAATGACTCGATCATGGGTGGGACCATGCAGTCGATCAGCTTTCTCGTGAAGCGACGCTCAGAGTGTTCTAGAGCCTCCATTTAAATTAGGTGCAGAATTGTTTATCGTGCGAATCACCGCATTCACACCCGGTAGATTTCTATTCATATTTAGAGATCTATTTTCAGTTGTACTAGTCCCTGCATTGGTCCGGTTGAACCCTAGCTTGTTAAAGAGGTGGGCGCTAGGAGGGCGGCCACTAGTCGTCGCGGGTGAGTTGTGCAGAAACATGGCTTCACCTTCTGAACGCACGTACC